GGGAAATTATCTACCTCTAGGGTATTTAATATTTCCTCAAATTGAGACTTAGTTATATGGATAGATGGTTCACGCATAAATATATTATTTTATAATATAATAGGAACTCCCTATTTCAATGAGTTTCTGATTGATATCAATTCTTGATAACTTTGGTACCTGGTAGCATATACTAACTTAAGTGTCTGACTTCTCCCTAAATCATTTACGTCTTTTCCGTCTGGTAAAAACACCACCTTGACTTTTTTATATGCAACAAGCTTGAGAGCCAAGTTGATGGCATATTCTTTTGCGTCTGGGTCCAACAATATAATAAATCTTTCGCATTGGGATTTAAGTAACTCATTGACTTGGTACTGACTAATAGCTTTGCCCATTGTGGCAATTGCTCTATCCCCAATTGTGAGAGCATTAAGTGCTCCTTCGCAAATGAATACCGACCGATACATCTCCAACGCATCATGATTAAAGATGATAAATTGTTTTCCCAAACCGGTGATGTCTTTGTCTGGGTTATTATATCTGGGCCCTTTGCCGATAACATTTCGAGCATTGTAATACCTAAGTTGTCCTTGATAATAGAACGGGATGATAAGGTACCCGTAAGTCGTGCCCATTGTTCCATAGCCGATACCATATCTTGAAAACTTCTCGAGGCTAAATCCGCGTTTCTTGATATATCCCCGAATGCTTTTTGCAAGTTGGCTGTCTCCAAGCGAAATATTTCTAAATCCCTCAGGGAGATATACTGGCTTACTTTCGGCAAGTTCGATTTTCTCTTCCTTAAACTGTAGTTCATCAAATTGTCCATTGTTCAAAAAATTAATTAGTTCATGGTACTCAGTAAATCCTTCTATGTCCATTATTAGTTGAGCAGGAGAAGGATGGGCATTACATCTAAAACAATTGGTTCTATACATAGAAAGGTTAACTCCCAACTTCTGTTCTCTCCCGCAATATGGGCAAGTTGGTATACGCATCCAGCCATGCTTATAATCAAATGCTCCCAATCGTTTAACGAAGTATGTCCTTAGTCTAGATTTAAACTGATTAGTTATTTTCATAAACTTCTATTTAAGTAGTGACTAATACTAGCTTTACTTAGCTTATACTTTTCTCCCAATTCTTTATTGGAGTAACCCTTGGCTTTATCCCTAATTAACTCTCGTACCCTATCATGTCCTAATCTATATCTCTTTTTAGTTTCTTTAACGTATCTATGAATATGGGTTATATTGTATTTCTGTTTTAGTTCCTTTATAGTAACACCGTTTAAATAATCTTTATTAAGATTAAGTATATCCTTTCTAGATATGGGTACTTTACCTTGAGGTCTAAATCTATTATCCCTGATACACTGTTGTATATTTTCTTTCTGTGTACCCCAATAAAGATTAGTATGTATATTATTGCAAGGGTTATTATCTTTATGACATACATGAGGTTTACTCTCTGGGTTAGGTACCCAAGCTAAGGCTACTAATCTAGAAGCCTGAATCCTTTTATGTTTATTACTATCTCTTAATATATGGTATATCCTACCCTGATTGAGGGTACCTTTTAATAACATCCATACTTTTCTTTTAGGGTAGTATCTATATAACCTACTTCTCTTAGAAATATAATAATCTGGCCACCCTACTATATTAGAGATTAACTTTCTTTTAGATATCACCTGATTTCTTCTCATACTTTTCTTTATTTGCAGAGGGATTATCTTTAGAACTCTTCATCATAGAATCTAATACTCCAGAATACACTTCATCATATTGTTTACGTTGTTCCCTTGTAAATTCCGTACATCTTTGCCTTTCGACATCGCATTTGAATAATGCTCTACCGGAAGGAAGACCATCCCTTTGTACTACTATCTCAGCTCGAAGAATATTATCTTTCTCTTCTTGCTCAGTAGAGTTAAGACCCATGATAACCTGGGCATTACGAACAATGGCAATTGAACCAGAGATATCATTCTCATCATACCGAGTAAGCCTATGCTTTTTACCTTCACGAGTAATGTGATGAGCAGTCCATATAATGTCTAAATGTAATTCCTCTGCCAGATTCTGAAGATCTACGTATACATTAGATATTCTTTCGAAATCTTCCCTATCCCCCGCTATTGATGCAAGTTTACCAGCGTAGTCAACCATAAGAACTTTAATATCGATTCCTTGATTACGAAGTTGAATTATCTTTTCCCTTATATAAGTGGTATTAGTAATCATCGCTGGTACACGCTCAACTACTAATTCAACTCCAAACCTTGCAAGTTTCCTTAAATGCTTTGCCTCAAGTTTATCATATTCACCCGAGTATAATTCCTTCTTGGTTTTATTAATACTGGATTGAATAAAACGGTCCATGATTTGTTCTTGGCCATTTTCTGTATCAATATATAATACTGACTTCTTCATTCTGAGATAACCTCTTGCAAGGTTTACCATAAAGAAGGTTTTCTTTGCCTTGGGTTTATCTAGTATCACATTAACAGAATGCTCTGGATAACCTCCTGCATTAGTTAGTTCATTCAACTGCCTAAATGGGCAAGGTATAACTGAAGGTTCTGATTGTCTTCTAAACTGTCTCTCAGTAATATCCCGAATCATATATAGGGGTTCATCTTCTTTCTTAGGTTTACTTTTCTGAAGTACCTTTTCAATCTTCCTCGAATACTCTTCGTATTGTTCGAAGTTATCCAAATCGAAGGAATCATTTAAGTTCTTCATCTCAACATAAGTAGAGAACTGATATATCTTTTCTTTTATGTAATCAGAATCCGATAGGGGTATATGATAGAGATTACTTATTAGTTTATTGATATTGGGTATATCATCTTTAGTTACCAAATCCACATAGGTTTTAGATTCTAGTAACTCTTTTAATACTTCCTTTAAGATATTCTCGGAGGGCATTCTGCCTTGCTTCTTAAAATATTTTGATATACCCTCGAAGATAAGGGAGTGTTCTATGAGAACCAGGTAATTGGATTTAATCCTTTTGAGTACTAATCCTCCTTCCTTATCTTTTAAAACAAACCTGAGTATCTCGAACTGAAACTCAGGAGAAAAACTGAACTTGATGTTGTCTTTAAATTTCTTCATATCTATATTGCAATATTATATAAACTAATAGATTTTGATAGTACCGAGATAGTTCTAAGTATGTTGACATCTATCTAGAAACTACTAATCCACTACCTTAAGCTCCCGAATATTTAATATTATTATTTTATATAAGAAAAAATACTTATATTTGCATAACGAATATTTAAAAACATGGGAAAAAGTAAAGGAAATAACGGTTCAGAGCTTCATCGATTAAAACCTATGCAAGAATATGATGAAGCTACTTTCAACAGACTTTATAAAGTTTGTAAGCCAGTAATTAGAAACCTTACCAGACAGATTGATTATAAACGGTTTAATCTTACACCGGATATTATCCAATCTTATTTCTGGGATAAGATGTTATTTGTTTTCAACAAATACTATGGTGAATGTACTGAAGAACATCTTAAAGCAAGAATCCTTGCATCACTTAGTACATTCAAAAACAAATTGCTTCGTTCTGCATACGGAGAACAAGCAGAGTATAATCAAAGCCTCTTTAAACTTGATGACTTATTCGACAATGACAAAGAATTAGAGGATGATACCGAAGAAGAGAAAGCTAAATCAGAAATGCTTGATATGATGTATACTTATATGAAGGATAAGCTTTCTCCAGATGCCTATCTTTTGTTTGAGGTATTAATTACTCCTCCCCCTTTTATCAAGGAAAGGCTTGAAAATAGTACTCGAATAACTAATATAATGCTTATCGAATTTTTCGAAATGCCTAAGACTAATGAATCTATGAGATATATATCAGAACTTAGACAAGATATACAATATTGGGAAGACCGAGCTAAAGAAGAACTTAAGTATTAACACAAAAGAAAAGGGGCGTTTCCCAACGTCCCTCTCCCAATTAATTTTTACTACGCAAAACACAGATTGAAAACAAATGTTTACTCTTAAACAATACAAATAATACACATGAGTTTTAATACTACTAAATAACTAATAACAACTTTATGATGATATTTTTTGGATATATCGTAATGTAATAGTCGGTGGCAATTTTTCAATATCCAAAGTTTCTACCGAAGTTTCTTGTAAGAAAGATTCCCCTAATAGGTTCCAGCTTACTACGATAGCACCATCTTGAATACCCTTGGTAGGAGTTCCTCTACCGAAATCTCCATTCAATCCCGTCTCCCTATTAAAGAAAGATTGAGGACGAACGTTCTCCCAGTTATTGGCATTATCTTGTTTACCTTTAGATACACCAAGAGCATGCCTATGCTTAGGAAGGTCATCGCCTTTAATTGAGATTAGGAAGTTGCCTTTAGTTGGAGTATAGTAATCTCCAACATTCTGTAACATTACTTCATCCCCAATTTGAACACCTCCAGCTTGGTAACCAATAACTATTCTACCAGCTGCCTTAGTATATTCTGCCCAACCATCGGGTATTACATCGGTTTCCCAAAGAATAATAGAACCGATTGGTAAGTTAGCAGTACTCAGAGATTCAGAGAATTCTTTTCTGATAGCCTCAATTTGACTATCAATGTATTGCTTGATATTTAACTTAGTACCCGATTCATCTACTACTGGAAAGCCTGAATTTATCTGTTCTACTCTTTTCACTGATTCTTTCATCATACTCTGGGCAGCAGTAGTATAAGGGATTTCTTGGAACTTACCCTGATAGGGTACGATAGCAAAGTTCTCATTTCGTTTAGTCATTGCATCAGTACCCTTACCATATACTCCGATAAGAACAACGGAAGTTTTATTATTAGAGTAATAAGGGCAAGCACTCTCTACCATCTCTAGAAGATTGCTATAGGTCATATCGTAATTAGAATATACATCATTATTAATGATATCCGGTGTACGATTCTCTTCGGCAATCGGATAATAAATATCCAGAGACTTTTTAAACAAGGTGTAGAAGCTTTCGGAGGATTCATTCCAATAAGCTACAAAGTCTACTGGATTATCTACTGGTTCAGAAATAGTAGTATGTACTGCAAAGAGTAATACTTCTTCTGTTGAACCTTGGGTACCTTGGATGTTCTCAATAGTAATCGTTTGTTCATCGGATATAAATACATACCCATCTCTTGAAATACACCCAAAGTTCACGTCTGGCAATTCTCCATCTTCTGAAGCCTTTGCCATATACCTTGCCATAATCCTATCCTTGATTACATTGGCATACTTACTTCCAGCAACTCCCTGAGGAGATACCACTAACTTGTTACCATTTATGGTAGCTGAGCCAAATCCACAGAATGGTCCTAAACCAGAAGGAGCAGCAATTGCCTCTGCTGCTTCCTTTGATTTAATAATACCTTCATACTTAAAGTACGTCTTCATTGTCCTTAGTATTTTTAAATTGATTTTTCTGTTCTGACATATCTTTAAATGCTTCACCTACATCCTTGAACTTTAAGGTTAACAATTTAAAGAGTATTCTCCATATACTATACCGTTTCTTAATACCATGTATTTCACAGATGTGTCCATATATACTATCTATTTCGAAGCAATAGCATAATATCATTATAGTAATGGATACTCCTATGGGATCTACTCCATAGGGTTCTCCAATAGCTTTCCCAATTACAGCCCCAAGTAAGATATAACAAATATAATCAACCAGCTTATTTAGGGTTCTCCTACCGGCCCTTGACTTTCGAATGACTATATCTTGTACTCTACTTGCAGATATACCAAACCATAAATCTGAAAGTATCAATATTATGGCAAGTAATATCATCCACCTAAGGTCATAAATAATTTGGGTACATTCTCCAAATAAACCAATCATTGAAATCTTGAACAGAGATTGAGTTGTGGTTTCTGTTATTCTATCGATTGTTGAATTTATCATTGTTCTACTATTTGCCAAGATTGATTACTGTAAGTTGTAATGGTAAATGTTTTCTCTGAGAGGTCATCATGTTCCCATTCTAACTTTTGAGGACTAACACTTAAAAGGTCTGCATCTACTACGGTGAACTTAGTTCTCTTCGAAGTATCTACCACTGATTCGAATATATACTCTCCAGCTTGTGCAGTTACAAATTCATAACCAGCACCACCTGCGTCATAAGTAGTTACTTTACCAACTTCCCTTATTCGACTATCGAAGTCAGGTTTATTAGAAGTACACTTGATTAAAGTAGATACTTGTTTAACATTCCCCTTTAGTTCTGCATAAGTAGGAGTACAAGAAATCTCGATGATTGTAGGATAATCTTCCAGTATTACTTGACATCTTAATGAAGAACCATCATCTGCCACAAAGGTATAAGTCCCAGCCTTGGTAAGAACAATTTCCTCATCAAGGTTATAGGTTTCCCCGTTCTCATCACAGGTAGCAGTACCACTTACATTGACCCCATTTTTCATTTCCTCAAGATGGAACTTACAAGCAGACTTCTCATCCAGTAATTGGTATACTGCATAAGTATCATCTATCTGGTCTTCTGGTAATGCCCAGTTGGGTTCTTTCCAATGACTGTCTGTAGCATCCGAAGGTACTATCTTTAATTTATTCTGATATACTACTGGAGAATTATTAACTACCAAAGTAGTCTTAGCAGTAGGGTAAGCTACAGACTGGAAGGTATAAGTCCCTGCCCTATTTGCAGTATATACATAACCATTCTGAGCATTAAAGGTTTCCCCAGTTTCAATTACCCTTACTCTGTAATCATCCCCATTACCAGAAATACGTTGTATCTTTACTGTAGCTTTTGCAGAGCCATTGAATAATGTGACTGTTGGTGGGCTAACAGTAATTCTATATACTGCAGTCTTACCAGATACTACTTCGAATATACCTACACCTTCATCGGTTTCCCTTTTATCCAGTGTACATTTAAACTTATAAGTACCATAACTATTAGCAGTAAACTTATCACCGTTCTTAAACAACTTAGTATCACCAATTAGCCTACAATATAGTTCACCAGTAAATGATTCTGGGTAATTCGATTCGATGGTAAGAGTGGTAGTAGCATCCTTGATACTTTGCTTATCCCCAACTCTAAATTCAGAAGGTGTACATCTTACCTTATATGTAATCTCTTCTCGAGTTACAACAAAGGAAGTTTGCTTTACTGGGAACTCTACAATCTCAAAGATGTAGGTACCAGGCTCTGAAAATTCCCAAGTTGAGCCAGAGACTTTCACTATATCAGTACCGGATAATCGTACATTACAGGTTTTCACGGTACCCTTATAGGATACGTTTGCCCTTACTACTGTACTTACTTTTAGGTTAGTAGGAGTTATCTTTCCAGTAATAGGGTCACAAGTAATAGAATATACTCGATTATAAGATTCTTGATTAACCGTGATTTGAGTTACCTTAGTAGGGTCTCCCACACTTCTAAAATAATAAGTACCTGCTCTGGGTATATTAAAAATGGAACCACTTTCGTGTTTAGTGTAACCCCAATTTATATTATCACTGGATATCTGATATCTTAGGTCGGCATTTATCCAATCTGAAGTTACAGTTACCTTTACCGGTACTTCATATACCTCTGAAGTAATAAGATTGGGTTGGTCCGGATTTACTAACTCAGCTTTAATTGTATACCCATCATTTACGGTAAACCCATATTGAATATCGAAAGATACATGATAGGGTATGAATCTTTTAAAGAAAGCCTCTACGGCTTCTCTAAATTTTCTGAAAGCTGCCGAGTTCGAAGTATATCCATGACCGGTAAGTCTAAAGGTTACCGGTATACATTGAGAACAATCGAAAGTATTATCATAGGTATACTTATCGTCATAATGGTAATACTGGTCAAAGTGCGGATTACCTTTTACCCAACCATCATAACTATCAGCCTTTGCAGGGTCAGTTACTACGCAGGTTAACCCATACAGCCTCATCATTATTTCGAAGAACTCAGAGGTACCTCTTATTTTAAAAAGAGATATCGAATACTTCAGGATGTTTCTTACTTGAGTACTGGTTAAAGTAAAGGGTCCCTCCTTTGGTATTATCCAAAGCTTAGATAACTCTTGGAGTTTAGCATCGGAGTAGAACCCATTAAAGTACTCTGCCCATTTCTGTGCATCTATAGTGTTCCCATAAGCAAAGGGCATTTCTCCGAGGAATTGCCAAAGGAAATTGAGATACATATCCGGAGCCTTATCTATATCGATAATGTCCAAGATATTCTCAATATCCTTTGTAATGTAATCTTCAAAATGCTCTCCACAAATTTCTAGAAACCTCTCTAAGATGCCTTTGCCATTTACCTTATAGGTATCTTGAGCTTTATACTCGAATGGCAAAAAGTCGATTAGATTTTTGAGGTTTATCATTATACAATTTCTTTTACGGTTAAAGTCAATTGTGAAGCATTTTCGAATACTGGTAAATTAAAACCGGGGTCTTCATAGTCATGGTTAGGTTCTGATACCGTAATAGAATATCTGTAACCAGACTGATAATTATTGTTCTGAATATCCAAAGAGAAGTCAAAGCCATTAGCCTTATCTATTACCTGTATAGAATTACCTACAGTACCAGTAGCCATATACCCATTTGATACAGAACGTACAGTAAAAGTAGTTGATGAATTGAAGGTAATATAGTAAGTCATAGACCCTTTAGCCTTATTCAATTTAAACTGACCCAAGTTCAATTCTTTATTACCATAGATGGTAGTAGGCCAAGGTTTAATATAGAACTTAGTAAGGTGAAGGTAATCTACTGTTGATAAGTTATCTATTAAGGCATAGATATCTGATAACCTTACGCTTCCACCTATCTGAGCTTGCTCTGGAGAATAGGCATTGTATAATGCTGTAAGAATTTGAGTTTGTATCTCTGCAGTCTTATAAGACTTCTTACCGGTAACATCCATCTCTAGAATAATCTGAACCTTGCCTGCAGATTTAACCTTCAACCAAGTAGTCATAGGAGCCCTTTGGGATAATAAATTATATACCCTATTAATTAATTCAGAAGAAGCAACTGCTCCACCATCTGGGCTAATATATACGGTAAGCTTTCTACCGCATTCATAATCGGCTTTAGCTTTGTTTACCCCATCAACCAACATGGCCAAACTTTCGAAATC